GCTTGAAGAAAAATTGCTGGCAAAAGTTCAGGAGATGCGACCGGATGCGATAAACATCACAGGGAGCCTGGCTGGTTACGGATTTATTATCAAAAACAACAAGATGACTTCGAGGCCGACAACAACTTTTGATGTCGAATACACCCACAAGCTGAAGAATGGGAAAGAGAAATTGAAGAAAGAAAAGGTGAGTATTGCCCTGTCCCACTGCCCTCATTGCGGCGAGAAAGTGGCTGATTGATAACGAAATAATACCATGATCTACATCCAACGAACCGATAAAATATACGAAGGCGGCGGCAGTGTTTGGGGCGAACCGGTGACGGATACACGGTTAGAAACTAGAATCGACCAGAGGTTAAGCAATGCGGAAAACATACCAACAATGCAATGATTGCGGATCGACTGATATTGACCAAGACTCTTCTGCAATGGGGGTGCATATATGTAATTCATGTGGCTCAGGTGCAAGCATATCGTGGAAAGAGAAAAAGGCAGTGATAACACCAATCCATCATGACAGATACAGTCTGATTGATAACGAAATAATACCATGATCTACATCCAACGAACCGATAAAATATACGAAGGTGGCGGCAGTGACCGGGATCGTCCGGTCGCTCTGAAACCGGAAACGATAGCAGCTGTCGACACATATGGTGAGGCGGCAAAACTGATTCGGTCGTTACCGGCCGGACCAAAATATTACACATCAACCCGACCGTGCCGCGAGTGGGCTGGTCAAAACAGGAGGTAACACAGTGGGAACAAATTTTACACGCTACAAGGTGGTCGGTGACGACCGTCCCGACCTCAGTCGATTCACGGTGGCACGATTCATTGACATCGACGACTATGTGGTCACAACACTCAGGATTGACGAACGAACGGTTCCGACGGCGTTGCTGAAAAAATTCTGCGCCAAGGAAGAGCAGCGGGTCCGGATCGAACAACAGATTCCCCGGCTGTCCCGTGGTATGCGTATGGAAATTAAAGAGCGTATCCGGACCGAGATGATCCGCCGGGCGAAACCGACCACCGTTACCGTCGATGTCGTCTGGAACGTCGCCACAGGGACCGTGTTGTTCTTCTCGACCAGTGGGAAACATCGGGCGATTTTCGAGGATTTTTTCAAGGAATCGACTGGACTGATCATTAACTCCGTGGTCACGGAACCGCAACCGGATTTTCTCACTTGGCTATGGTGGAAATCGGAAACCGGCGACGATGTTCAGATCGGTAAACGACTGGTCCTAGAAGACAACGCCGGCGGCAAGGTCACATGTACCGGCCCGGAAGAACTGCCGGAAGCCATGACCGCACTTGCCACCGGTAAAAAACTGGTTCAGGCTGGTATGCAGATCAGTGATTTCTCCCTGACATATACCTCACTGGACGAATTCAAATCGGTAAAACTCCCCCGCACGGGCGGTACTGAACAGTCTGACCGGGACGGGGCGACCCTGGAACGGGTTTACCTGATTGAACAATTGATCGCGGCGATCGATGGGTACCGGAATACGTTTATGATCCGACGGGCCGATCCGGGGTTATGGGCGATCGAATCCGGACGGATCAATGCGTGGATCTCTGAACACATGGGGGCGCGGGCATGAGTTATAAACCATTACAGGTTGAATTACTCTCAGTCTGTGGGATGTTAGAATCATTAGTAGCGATGCGACTACCAAAAAAATCTTTCAGTGATTCCCGTCAATGGAATGATATCGTCATTATCGGTTCCGGTGACAAAGATCTCGCTTCCCGTTTGATTCGTGCTGGCGCCGATCATGCCAAGGCGATGCGTGGTATCGTCGCTTATCTCCGTTTAGATATGCAAGTCGGATGGATGATTGAATTCGAAACATATCGTCACGGGGTCGAATGTTTATCAACATCCTCGGCGATGCATGGTGAGTTGAAAACCCTCACAGGTGCCGAACTGGCGGAACAGAAACAGACCGATCTTCCGAGTAAGGTTTATACTCGAATTGTTACGGTTTCTTATCAGGCATTACGGGCAATGTATCGAGCACGGCGGAAACATCGTCATCCGGACTGGCAGATATTTTGTGATTTCGTTGAAACATTGCCACACTTTCGCGCTTTAATCATGCCGGAAGCCGCACGATGACCACACCCCTGTCGGTCCCACTCCGGGTGCAGGCGGCCGTGAAATCGGCGGCACACTGGGAACGGGAATGAATTAAAATTCATGGGAGGCCGTAATTTTATGATCATAGGATTCGCAGGCCGGGCTGGTGCCGGAAAATCGACTGCAGCGGAATATCTGACCACCTGGTATAGTTTCACCCGAGACGCATATGCCGCAACACTCAAACAGGCCGCATCGATTATTTTTGGTGTTCCTGTCGAAACGTTCCTCGGGGATCTTGCGGTAAAATCTCAGATTGACCCGTACTGGGACATGACATATCGGCGGATGCTACAGTTACTCGGCACTGAAGCCTGCCGGGAAACGTTCGGTGATGATATATGGGAGCTGGTACTGTGGCGCCGGCACGACGGGACGACGTATGATCTGGTGATCGACGACGTTCGTTTTCCGAACGAGGCCGAGGCGATCCTGAAACGCGGCGGCCGGGTGATTGAAATCGTTCGTGCCGGATCGGTGGATGATGCTCACAGGTCTGAGGTTCGGCTGCCGGGTAGGTTGGTGTCGGCTGAAATCGAGAACAACAGAACAGTGGAAGAACTGCATGAATGGATAGATCGGGCATTAGATCTGTGGTGGTAAAAACGAATCCCCCCCGGGTCACTATACACAGTGAACCGGGGACATCTCTTCAGTCCTCGTCGAAAAATCCGAAGAACAATTCCCTGATTGTCTGTTTATCCTGTTTTATAATATGCCCGCAGCGGAGGCACTTTCGGGCGACGTAATACCAGTTAAAATCGTACACCTCACCATATTTATGGCCGAAAACCTTACAGATCAACGCTCGTATCATTTCTGTACCATCTGTTTAATTATCACCAGGGCGGGTCCTCTGATCGGTCGCTGGCCCTGTTCCCATTTACGATATCCCGGCAGGCTCATACCGACCTTCTCGGCCATCTCCCTGCGGGTCAGGCCGAGGGCGGTACGGATCTGCGTTAGTTCGGCGGGGGTCATACCCGCGACTCCAGTTCGATAATTCTGGTACGGATCTCATCAATCTGCGGTTTCAACTTTTCCGAACGATTCTTTCCTATCGGACTACCCATTTCGGCGGCCGCGCATTCCTTCCAATATTTTTCATCTAAACGGCAGTAAGCTGCTTTCAATATTTCCAATTCGGTGATGGTCCTCGGCGTGAACGGAGCGGTAATCCGCTCGTAATATTCATTTGCCTGTTTTTCGTCTGGGAAAACGGCCGTGTACATATCATAGAACGATGAATGAATTACCGAATTTTCCACCATGTTGGTCAGTTCTGGGGACCAGATTTTTCGGTATCCGTCCGGTTTTACCACTGTGATCACTGCGTATCCCATAATATCCCCCTGTTCGATTTTACCCGTATCGGGTCACTCACTCTTATGTCTCCTACAATATACCCAGTGGGTACACTTGTCAATAAAAAAAACGACCGAGTGGAATTTATTTCCGTGCTCGGTCGCCTCTACACCCTCACCGTCCCTTCAAACACTCGATACACCCGCCCGTCGATACCCATCTGAACCCCCTGTGGCCTCGCTGACACGCGTCACCGGTCCGGTAGACCTTCAGGCCCAGCCGGCGGGCATCGTCGCGTGACACCACCATATCGGGGGCGGCTTCCATCATTATGGAGGTTTCTCGATCTAACTGGGGTACGCAACCTTGACACTGACCATCACTTACCCGACGGTCGGCAATCATCCCGCAACGCGGGCATGGGTCTTTCGGCACATACCATTTCTTACCGGCACGTAACGCAGCTTGGCGGGGGCTCTCGGTATCACGATCAGTCATAGCGGGATAGCACCCATTGCATTTGTCGTCGTTCACCCGATGCCGGACTATCTTCCCGCATCGCGGGCATGGGTCTTCAGGGATGTACCATTTCTGCCCGAACGACCTGGCCAGTGCCCGCGGGACGTTTGTATCCAGTAATGGGGAACAAGCCGAACAACGATTATCGCTCACCCTGCGAAGGGCCATTTCACCGCATTTTCGGCACGGAGTCAAAGGGGTATACCAAATCTTCCCATTGTTCCTTGCGTCGATTCTGGCAATATCGCTTACGTGCTTCCGCATTACCGGGAAACATCCCGTACAGCGGTTGTCACTCGTTCGCCGTTCCGCAGTGTGACCACAACGGGTGCAAGGTTGGCCCGGTGTATAATATTTCTCCCCTCTTTGCCGGGCAAGTATCCGTTCATCGGACTCTGATTCACAATATGAGCATTTTCCGCTGATGGTGAGTACGCCGAAATGCCCGGACATCTCACAGGGGACAGGGACTAGATAGTGGGACAATCCAAGTCGGGACGCGTCGTATTCAGATTTTGCCAAAACACCGTTTTTCATAAACAGGCAATTTGGACTATCAACCATGGTATAAATATCTATCCATACCTGATCTGGGATCAAATGTTTCTTAACGGTTTTAACCATAGGACCGGGAATAACAAATACTCCTTCGTTCGTTCGTTCAAATTTAATCGCTCCTGCTGCGTAGCAAAACAGATCGTTGGCCCAATCTTTTGAACAACGAACACAGATATCGGTTTTAGTGTAGTGGTCCTTCGTTCCGCAGATGGAACATTCCTCTCCTGTATAAATCTTGCTTCTTACTTTTCGTGCTTCCTGTCGCGAAAAAGGGAACGCCGACGAAGCACCGTTCTTGCCAAAGTACATTTTGCCTCCTTTCCACCCCTAGCTCGGGGCCCATACCCCGCAGCTTCAGGGGTAAAATAAAAATAACTGTTTCAACTACTTAAACCTCAAAAATTGTTAGTACCTCAAAAATATGGTCGTTTTGCACCTTGTTGCTAGTTTTTTCGACAAAACAACTGTTTCTGGGTACCACCAATTAATATTATCGTCCTATCATTAATATTAAATATCGTCAACATTAATTGTTATTAATACCATATTTACTTCTATTCTCTATTTCTTTAAAAGTAAAGGGTATTGGGGTATATATATAGAAATAGATAAGAAGTACAGGGAGTTAGAGATACACCGAAGGGTACACACCGACCGTACACCGAAGGGGTCAGTGATGGGGTATTGGACTGGGTGCCACACCGTGGTGGTTGGACGATGTGGACCGGCTGTCGAGGTGGTGGGAATGTCCACAGTCGGCGGCCGCAACTGTGGACATGGTACGCAAACTGGTACGCGAAAGGTTTTTTCTTTACAACTGCGAACAACTAATTTACCATTCAACCATGAGCAAGATCGATCTTGAATCAATGGGTGTCGATGTTCGGGCCGGCATGTTGTCTCTCCGTGAGATTGGACGTAAACACGGTTGTTCGGAAACCTACGTCCGGAAAGTGATGAAGCGGGAGAAATGGCAACGTGATCTCTCCGACAAGGTTCGAGAACGTACCCGGATAAAACTTCTCCATCCTGACATAAAGCTCCCATCTGAGCAGGAAATAGTCGAACAGGCATCCGACGTCCGCGTAGCGGTGGTCAACCTGCAACGGGCCGATATACAGCGGCTACGGGCGTTAGAATTGAAATTACTGGCTGAACTCGGTGATCCCGATAATCCCCCGACAAAGGTCCATATCTCGTCGTTCCAGGGCCGCGTGACTCAAACCGTCCTTGGTATCACCGTCACCGAACGGGCGTCGGCACTCGGCCAGTTGGCGTTCGTACAGTCCAAACGGATCGCCCTCGAACGCCAGGCCTACAGCCTGAACGATACCCCCACCACCGACCCCTACGCCGACCTGTCCCGGGATGAGATCGAGCGGCGCCTGGTTGAACTGGAGAAACGACGATGAACGATACACACGGTTGTACTGGTAAAGGTTGGATTGGTGTTGATCTGGATGGGACACTGGCCGAATATCACGGGTGGAAAGGTCCGGAACATATCGGGTCGCCTGTTCCATTGATGGTTGAACGGGTGAAACGTTGGATCACCGAAGGTCGTCGGGTACGGATTATGACGGCCCGTGTCGCCCCCGGAAAACCTGATTCGGGATTATGCCGGGAGGTAATAAACACGTGGTGTGTTACCCATCTCGGCCGGCCCCTACCGATTACGCACGAAAAGGACCACATGATGGTTGAACTCTGGGATGATCGGTGTGTTCAAGTCATCCCGAATACCGGCGTTCGTGCCGACGGCCGCCCGTGACCTGGACCGACGCCGAAGCCCGCGAATACCTCGCCCTGCGCGAACGGTTGATCGCCATGGACCGGGCCGGTGTCGATTATCGCCGGTATTCGAACGACTGTGAGGGATTTATCGAGCACGTCCTGGGCGAGCACCTGACGGACGATCTGCGGGAGATCTGCCGGTCGGTGGTGGAAAATTCGGTGACGATCGCCCAGTCGGGTAACGGTACGGGTAAATCGTTCATCGAATCGCGAATCGCCGTGTGGTTTTACAAGTGTCAGATCGAACCGCAAATTTACTGCGCGGCCGCCCCGCCGCAGACGAACCTGGAGAACATCCTGTGGGCCGAGATATCTGCCACCGCCGATAAACACGCGCATCTGTTCGTTGGTTCATCCCTCAAAAACCTGAAAATTTCCCGTTCTCCGCTCGAATTCATCACCGGTGTGGCCATACCCTCGTCCGGTACCGATGCACAGCGTCAGGCGCGGTTCAGCGGCAAACATGCCCCGAGTCTGCTGTTCCTGCTCGATGAGGGTGACGCGATCCCGGACCCGGTATTCGCCGGCATTGAAACGTGTCTGTCCGGTGGGTTCAGTCGTTTGTTGATCACGTTCAACCCCCGGGAACGCCGCGGCCACGTGTACCGGACGATCAAGACCGGCCAGGCGAACGTCATCAAACTCACAGCTCTGAACCACCCGAACGTTGTCACCGGTACCGATGTTATCCCTGGCGCAGTTGACCGGGAAAAAACCCTGCGCCGTATCGCACAGTGGACTCGGCCGCTCGGTCCGGGGGAACAGCGGGATAAAACGTGTTTCGATTTGCCGGAATATCTCGTCGGCTGCATACCGACCGACCAGCAACGGCGACCGCTGGCACCGTTGGCACCGGGGACGTATAAAATCGTCGAACATCAGTTCTCCCACGTCGTCCTCGGCGAATACCCGGCCCAGGCTGATAACCAGTTGATCAGCGAGGAGTGGATCGATAAGGCCCGTTCACGTTACGACCTGTTCGTTGCGGCCCACGGGGTCATCGTGCCGGAAACGATTCGCTGCACCGGTGGGCTCGATATCGCCGATCAGGGCCGTGATTCGTCCGTTTGGTGTAAACGATTCGGGAATTTCGTTCATCCGCTCGTCAGTTGGCAGAAGCAAGACGTTATCGAAGTGGATTGCCGTCAGTGAAGTGATCTGATCGTCCAGGGGATCACTTCACTGACGGCAATATATTGCGACGGTACGGGCGTCGGCGCCGGCACTGCGCCGTACATGGTCAAGCAGTACGCCCTGCCGGCCGTTAAGGTCATGGTTGCTTCGGCCGCCACGGATAAGACGGACCTGGGCGAATTCGGTATCCTGCTGGATCAATTGATGTGGGAGGTCCGCGAATGGTTGCGTAATGATCTGGCTATGCTGCCGCCCGACCCGGAACTCATCGAGGAATTACTGGCGTTTAATTACGAGGTGAAGCTGGGTAAGGTTAAGGTGAGCAGTACGGACGAGGTGAAAACGTTACTCGGCCGGTCACCGGATCGTGCCCGGGCGTTGATGCTGTCGTTTATGAAGAGTGGATGGTTTTCTGAGATGGATCTGAGTTAGCGGGAGGGTGGGGTATGGAGTGGGAAGGGTACATTGAACGGTTGGAGAATAAGGTCGATCGTCAGCGGCGAGAACTGGCGAATCTGAAAGGGAAACGTCAGCGGTTGGCTGATGCGGAATTGACCCGGTTACGGACCATTGAGGAGGAGTATATTCGATTGAAGCGGATAGTCGATAGTCAGAAAAAAGATATTGCGTCCCTAGCCGAAGATAACGAACGGTTGCGGGCCGAATTACTCGGTCGGGTGAAATCTACTGAGCGGGGGATTACACGCCCGGACCAGTTTCAGTTTGACCACAAGGTCGGATTCGTAAATTTCGATGATACGTACCAGCGAGAAGGAGGATTCTGGTGATGATTAAACGATACTCAGTACAGTGGAACGAGTGGTTCAACGAGTTCGGTGTCGATGGTTGGTATCCCCATCCCCCGGGAGGTTGGACCGAAGCGGAACGACGACGGGCTCGTATTCAGTGGGGGATTCTACTCGGGGTGGGGGCGACGTTATGAAAATATTCGTAGTGAAAGTACCGATCTTCAACATCGGTGTGGCCACATGCGTCGGCTGTTCCGCACAGGAAGCTCGGAACGCATTCTACGACTTGGACGGCTTACGTTTCGTTGTTCCCGTGCCGGAAAAATCCCGTGGTGCCTGCTGCATCCCCGACGATGCCGGGGCGGAAATTTTTATGTGGGTCGAGGATCCGGACGAAAACGCCTCGGTCGTATTCCACGAATTGGTTCATGTGGCGCTGGGAATTTGTGATCTTAAGGGAATGCAGCGGGATGATGAACTGATCGCCTACCTGATGGCTTGGTTGAAGATCGAGGTGGCGGATCGGATATTTTTCGATGATAAGGAACAGTCTAAAATGGAAAAGGGAGGGTTATGATGGAAACTTGCGGGTTTAAAGGTTGTTGCGAGATTAAGGGGCACGACCGATGTCATGTTGTTTTTGGTCGAGGTATTGGTCCGAATGATTTCACCGTCACAGTATTTGACGACGACGGAAATTCCCCAGAGCACGGACTCGTTTCGTGCGAATCGTTTCCATACCCCGGTACCACGATAGATGCAGTTATTGCTGATGCTTGCGAGAAATTACCAAAAGGATCTGTGTTCGAAATACTCAAACGGAATGACGGTTCCGAAATTGCTTGGTATCATGTCCGTCGAGCTAATAATTACGAGTATTGGGCTGGCCATATCCCTGTTCCGACTTCCGATGGCCCCTTGTTCAAGGATGAAAATGCTCCGCTCGATCCGTTGCGTGGATGTTACGTTCTCGCAAGGTGCCGTGTGGTATGATCATCAAACGCAGCTCCAAATACAACGATCGCGGCGAACTCTGGCATGACGGCCGACCGGTCCAGATCTCCCGGGTATTCGGCGGGCTCGGGTTCCCGCAGTTCGCCGTCCTGCTCGGGGAGGAACGATTCTTCCACGAAACGCATTATTTCGTCCTGGCCGAAGCGGAGACGGAACGGAACGAATCGTTGGTCGATCTGGTCGACATCGCCCGACGGTTTCAGGCCGAATACCCGGTATTACGCTGGTTCGGCTGGTTAGATGTCAACGTAAAAGAAATTCTTGCAACTTGTAACAAACAATCGTATAGTTCTGGTGTGCGTAATTTAATCGTTATGGATACGCCGCGGATTGGTGAATACATTGACAATCAGGTATCGCTTGTACACATGCTGGTAAGACCGGTGGCAAAACGACTGCACTTCTTTAACGAGTCGATGATCACCGCCGAATTGTTCAGCCTGCCGAAAGTCGATATCCGAGCCGATCAGTACCACAAGGTTGCCGCCCTCAGTAATGCGGTGGCGGGGATGTTGCGGTACTCGGGGGAACGAGATGAATCATTCGACCCGAATCCGGAACCCGAACCGGTGTATTGAACCATGAACGGTACGGAACGAATTTTAAAATTACTGATCCGGGTAGCGAAATTTTTTATCGAACTGGCCGAGGCCGAGGTAAAACAATGTAACGCTGAAACCAAGAAGACCAGACGCATAATTACAAACCCCTGATAGCCCGCGCCGGTAACGGCCCCTGCAGTCAGGTACAGTCATCGCCCCCATAAGGCCCATGATTCGAAGGTGAATCGTGGGCCTTTTTTATTTCGGAGGTACACGGTGCCCAGATTAACGAAGCGAGTCCGCTACACCAAAACAACCATCAAGCAGCAGGTGCAGATCCGTGACCCGAAACCGGCACCGACGGTCGTTTACGAATTTTCCAACGGTCGACAATTCAAGGAGCGTTCCTGATGAGTATCCTGTTACCCGGCGGCGTTCTTACCGGCCGGAAAACTCTCCGTCACCATCGCCAACCGACGAATGAAGAAGCGTTCGCAATGTGTCGCGGATTCGCCGAAGCGTTGCACATCGTCTATCCCGGCTATCTCTGGCAGGTGGGCATGATTGGCGATGTGGTTTACGTGCAGAACCTGAACCTGAATAAAAAACAAGGATTCCGAGTACCGGTGCACGACATCGACCCCGAAGGCCGAGTACTCATGCGGGCCGGTGGCGAACTGCTGGAACGTTACGGCTGCAAGCGAACCGGCGGCCGGGATGAAAAACAGTTAAAAACCCTCAAGCGGGATATCCGCGGAGACGCCCTACAGGTATGATCGAAACCGCCGCTGATACGACTGGCGCCCCCGTCGACCCAACTGATCCGTCGGCCGAATTCCTGCGGCTGGCCAGGCGGGCGCACGAACAGTCGGAATCGTTTCTCGAAGCGTCCCAGATGCGACGATGGCGCCGGAATTACAGCCGGGCCCAGTCGGAACATCCGGACGGCTCGAAATATCTGTCCGCAGCGTATCAGAACCGTTCAAGGCATTTCCGGGGCAAGACCGAAGCGTCGATCCGCAAGAACGAAGCGGCGATGGCTGTCGCCCTGTTCTCGAACCACGATGTGGTATCGATTACCGGCGATCAGTCGGTTGCCCCCTCCCTACATAAACTGGTGAATAACCACCTGGACGAATCGATTAAATGGTTCATGATCTCGCTCGGCGCCTACCACGAAGCGATGATTGCCGGCAACGTGGTATCAAAAAATTACTGGAACTATGACCGGGATGCCGACGGTACGGTCCATGTGGATCAGGCGGCAATTGACCTGGTGCCGCTGGAAAACTGTAAAATCTCCCCGCAGGCGAATTGGCTCGACCCGATCAACACGTCCCCGTTCCTGATCGTCGAATGGCCGATGTTCATCTACGACATTAAAGAGCGGATGAAAGCGGACTGGATCCTGTACACGGACCAGGAGATCCAGTCGGCGTGTGTAAAATTCAAGCAAAACAACATGAAATCGGCCCGGCAGGGGCGGGAACAGACCGCCGCCGAGGATGCCGCCGTTTCAGCGGTCACCGATTTCGATTTCGTCTACGTCCACGAAAATTTCATCAAGCGGGATGGTGAAGACTGGTTTTTCTACACGCTCGGCAAAGAACTCATGTTGTCTCAGCCGATCCCGGTAATCGAGGCGTTCCCGCACCTGAAACCACGAAAGCGGCCATACACCTGGGGCACGATCACCATTGAGCCCCACAAGGTTTACCGGCGGTCCCTGGTTGACCGGGTATCCGGCGCCCAGGATCTGAGTAACGAGATCGGTAACCTGCGGGTGGATAACGTCAAGCAAGTCCTGAACAAACGGAAATACGTGCAGCGGTTCATGGGTGTCGACTACCAGGCCCTGAAATCGAGCGTTCCGGGCGGCATGGTCATGATGGACGACATTAATGCCGTGAAACCGGAAGATACCATCGACGTTACCGGCTCATCGTATCAGGAACAGGCTGTCATAAATTCCGATTTCGACGAGTTGTCCGGCACGTTCAGTTCGTCAAGTGTGGCCACAAACCGCCAGTTGAACGAAACGGTCGGCGGTATGGCCCTGCTTGAAGGGACCGCGAACACCCTCACCGAATACCAGTTGCGGGTGCTGGTGGAAACGTGGGTCGAACCGGTTCTGCGCGATCTGGTCGATATGGTGAAATTCTACGAGGACGACGCGAAGATCCAGGAAGTCCTTGGTGATCCGTCCATAACCAGTGAAACCCTGCAGGCTCCGGTGAAGGTCCGGGCCGATGTCGGGTTCGGTGCGACCGATCCGAATGGCAAGGTGCAGAAACTGATCGCTGGTGTCCAGACCGCCCTGCAGTTACCAGCGGCCGCGGCGATTCTCGACCAAGTGGCGGTCAGCCGTGAATTGTTCTCGATCCTCGGATTCAACGACGGGAAGAAATTCCTACCGGATGACGCCGAACAACCGGAGGATCCACGTATCGCCGAACTGACGGCGATGGTCCAGCAGCTGCAGCAGGTCATCCAGACGAAACAGGTCGAGGGTCAGATGCAGATGCAGCTTGAGGTACAGCGGGGTAAAAACCGGCTGACCGAAGCCGCAGTGAAAACCACGAACGACCGGCAGATCCGGTTAACCGAGATGGCCCTCAATCGTGGGATAAAACTCGCGGAACTGGAACGTCAGACCGGAGTCGACTCGGGTAAGATCAACCTGGAATACCTGAAAGAAATCAATCGCCGGATGGATATAACGAACCAGCAAAAAGAACTGGCGTACAAAGTTCAGACCGGAAACGAGGGAATATGAACACTGACGAAGCGTTTAACATGGCGGTTCTAGGGGTGGAAACGGAAAAATTTCTGCTCACCCCCACCGGTAAATACCTGCTCGAACGGGCAGAGATCGACCGTGAGAAAGCGATAAACGAGTTCAAGACGGTTGATCCGACGAACACAAGTGAGGTACGGCGAATTCAGACCGACCTCGACACGCCGGATCGAATCGTTAAATGGTTGTCGGATGCTATCGATAGCGGCAGGGCCGCCCATGACGCACTCCGCAACCAAGAAGCGGAACTATCCTGACGCTGCCGGGACGTTACCGAATATCAGCAGCATGAAAGGTGGATGTAAAAATGGAAACTGAAGAGACTACCGTAACAGGCGTCATCGACCAGGAACCGAAGATGTCCCAGCGTGAACAGGCTATGCAATCTATCCTCGCCGCCGGCCGGGCCGATGTACCCGATACGGGCGAACAGGACGATACCAATGGGGCCACGGACCCGCCGGAACCAGAACCCGAACAGATAACACTCAAAATCGATGGGACGGAAGTCCTGGCCCCAAAGGAAAAAGTCATCGAGGCCGGTGTTCGTGCCCTGCAGAAAGAAAGTGCCGCTGATAAGCGACTGTTCGAAGCATCCGCCAAGGAACAAGCATTGAACGCCCGTGAACAGGAACTGCGGCGAATGGAACAGGATCTACTCAAGAAGCGAGATCAACAACCCGATCAAGTCGGTCGGGAATTCGTTGACGCTGTTTTTAGCGACCCTGATACCGCTGCTGGAACCATCAGTACCCTTGCGAGACAGGTACAACACATCTCGGACAAGGTGGCCCGGGTGGAACAAACCGAAGTGGCGAAACAAGAATCCGTGAAACAGTCGTTGGTGCAGCATTACCACACGAACTATCAGGACATCGCGTCGGACGAAGTAATGAATTTTGCGTTGAATAAGTTCCGGGCGGAAGTTGCCACGGAGGATCCGACTCTCAACCCGATTCAGGTGGTCGACAGGGCCGCCGAGCGGGTGTACCAGAAGTTTGGCCGAACCACTGTCGCAGATCCTGAACCGACCGATGCTGAAAAACGCAAACAGGCTAAGGAAAAAATGCCGGCCCCGGTGAAACAGGCGTCAGCCCGTACCACCCCGCCGCCGGAAGTGAAACCAAAAACGCCCTCGCAGATCATCGATGAGATGCGCCGCGGTCGCGGTCCGAGGGCCTACTGATAAGGAGTATTTACAATGGCTGGACAAGTCTGGGCAACCAATGAACTCGGCGGATATATGTACAGCGATACGCTGTCTAATATTCTCCGTATGGCACTTCAACCGCTGATGCGTTTTCGTCAGCACTGTTTCATCGACCCGGCAATCGGGAAGAATAAAGGGGCAATCCACCACTGGAACATTTATTCCAAGGTTGCTACCGGCGGCCGGGCGCTTTCAGAGAATGAAGCGATGCCGGAAACCAACTTCACGATCTCGCAAGGTAGCTTAACTATTACAGAATTCGGAAATTCCGTACCGTTCACCGAAAAATTGGACAACCTGTCCGAACAACCCGTCACTGTGGTTATTCACCAGGTTCTGAAGGACGACGCGAATGACACACTCGAATCGGCCGCTCACGAACAGTGGGATGATACTCTGCTCACCGTTACCCCGGCGTCTGGAACCAGTGAGACGGCGATCACCGTTGAGGTAACCGGTACCCCCACCGCAACAAACAACGTTGCCATGGGTAATTCCCACGTGAAATTGATTGTCGATGAGATGAAGGAACGGAACCTTCCGGCGTTCGATGGTTCGAATTACGGGTGTATTGGTCGCCCGGCGACCTTCCGTCCGATCAAGGACGACCTGGAAGCATTGTCGATGTATACCGATCGCGGCTACGGCGATATCATGAATGGTGAGATCGGCCGTTCCTACGACGGGGTACGGTTTTTCGAGCAGACCAGTGTGGACTCGGAAGGCTGGTCCAATGCGAAATCCGATGCGGCCTATTTCTTCGGCGCCGATACCGTTTGCGAAGGTGTGGCGGTTCCGGAAGAGATCCGCGGGAAGATCCCGACCGATTACGGCCGTGCTCGTGGTGTCGCTTGGTACAGTCTGAACGGGTTCGGTATCGTTCATAATCAGACCGGCGCCGTACAGAATCGTATTTTGAAATGGGCCTCGGCCGCGTAACGGCCGTACCGTGACTGGATAATAATTTCGGTACGACTGGTAACGGTCGTACCGATTCAACAAAAGGAGTAAATGAAATGCCTGGATATGATAATCCGATTCACGCGTGTTACAATTTCCCGAACATGGATTTCGGGGCGTCTGCCGGCGCAACCACTCATACCATTGCCGGGCCGGCCGGTAAAAAAGGTCGACTTGTCGATATCGCCGTAGGGGTGACTGAGGTTTTTGAAACCGTCACTACCTTAGCCCATGTGCAGGTCGGTAAATCTGACGATCTAGACGCCTATGGGAAATTGAATATCCCCACTGGCGCCGCCGACAATACCGTTGTCAATAAACTCGACGATACCGACGCTATCATCGCCGCCGATATCCCGGCCGAGACTGCGGTACACGTCACCCTTACCGAGGGTACTGGTGCCGCCCTCACCGGACAAGGCTACGTCTGCGTGTATATCGACTGGTATTAATCAACAATAACCATTGAGGTAAACTATGGACGTTTTGAAAAAAGGCCTGACCGAACAAACACCGGTCGGCCAGAAGCAACCCCGTAAAACCGATGAGGCAACCCAGCGCCCGATGCAGCAGGATACGAAAGCGTCTGGCGGCGACAAGCCTGGGAAGTTCACCGTAAGAAAATAACCCGACGAGGAAGTGCCGGCGTAACACCCGGCACGACTGGTGAAATTATGAAAATGATGCCGTTCGACGAGGTGTACGAGAACGTGAAACCCGGTTCGGATGACAGTTGCGTAAAGGACGGCCTGTCCGAGCGAAAACCGTTGTTCGACGGTTGGGGTGATAGTCGTGTTTCTCGGACCCCTCGTTCCATCCCGATAAAATCCCACAAGGAAGAATCCCATGACTGATCTGAACGAAGCCCTCTCCCGCTCCGGTGATACCCCGGCGCCGCCTCTGGTTCTTGAGCCGAAGAAATCCAGCCGTAAGGCGGACGCCCCCGATCCGGCCCTCGCCGCCCTGCAGGCCGAGAACATCGCTCTCAAGGCCCAGATGGACCAGGTTCTTAAAGCCCTCGCCGCCCTGACGCCCGGTACGCCGGCGGCCGAACAGGTTAAACGGAACGAGCTCGATCGGTCCCGACCGTATTCAAAAACCCGTACCCTTTCCGGCGGTGTAACCCATGAACAGGACGGCCGGACATTCGATGCCCGCGGTCGACTGATCGAAGAGGCGTAACCCATGCCCACGTTTCTGCAACTATGTGAACAGCTACGGGAGGAAGTCGGGGTACAGGGTACCATTTCCACCGTATCGGGCCAGACCGGCATGCACCTGCGGTTGATCAACTACATCATCAAGGCTAATAGGAAGATCCAGCGGCGAAAAGCCAACTGGAAATTCCTGTGGGCCGAATGGGAGCGGGAGATCAGTGCGGAAACAGGCGGCGAGATCAGCCCGCCGCCTGGCCTCGGTATGTTCGACCAGACCTCGTTCTGGCTCGATGCCGGTACGTCTGATGCTGTTCAGTTGCAGTACGTCGATTACAAGGAATGGCGGGATTTTCACCGGCACCAGTACAGTGAAACGGATCAGCCCACCTATGTGTCCATCAAGCCGAATGGCAAACTCGCGATCTTACCCGCCCCCGACGGGGATTACACCCTTACCGCGGATTACTGGCGGGCACCGGTACCCCTCGTCAACCAGAATCAGGTGTCACTTATCCCTGAAGATTTCCATGATCTCATCGTGGCCCAGGCGAAAATTTATTTTGCCGAAAAATCACATGACAGCGGGCTCTACCAGTCGGCATACGTCGAACATGAAGATACCTACCGGGAAATGAAGGCGCACTGTCTGCCCGGTAACGAAGACGACAATAAGTCCCAGTCGTCAATCTCTCATGTCATTGAAATCCTATGAGTCCGCCGGCTATAAAATTTCAGGAACCGCAGTCGTTTTCGTTCCTGCTTGACGGGGGGCTCGATCTCACATCGGTTCAGGCGATAAAAAAACCCGGCGCTCTGATTTCCGGGTCCAACGTCGAGATGATCGTAGGCCGACAGGGGTACGGCCGGATCGGTGGTTTCGAGCGATGCACGGACGATACCCTGCCATCAGGCACGTTGGTAAAGATTTTCGAAATAACCTCGCCTACCGGCGGGGCCATTGCTGTTGATGACCTGTTCGAATCCGGGGATCTAACGTGCCGAGCGTTGAACGCCATTGCCGAACCGATAGCAGGCGATCTTCTGACCGTCGCTACGCACGACACAGAATGGGCGGTCAATGACGTCTGTACCGGGGCTACCGTAGAGTTTACCGTTGCAGCGATCACCCAGAACACCGATCATGCCTACATCCGTCAGGCGATTGAACAGACTCGCGACAACATCCCCGCGATTACCGGGACTGGTACCCCGTCGGGCGGGTTCCGTCTCCGAGGAAAAAATTACGTAGTTCGGAATGGGGTCCTGTATCGGGGCGATGCCTACGCCTGGACCGCCATCGTTATGCCCCAAGTGATGTATTTTGAGAAAGGGGTTTCCCTACCCGCCGTTGGTAACACTATTACTGACGGGACCAGGACCGCGAAAATCCGGTCGATCACGGTACAATCGGGCGCCTGGAACGGTGCGCTGCCAGCAGCCGACCAGGCCGAGGGATATTTCACCCTGAAAGATGCCAGCGGGACATTTCCGGTCGGCGCGGTCCTGACGGTCGGCGGGGTGACGAAGGCTACGGTTCTCACATCGAACGCCGATTATACCCTGCCGGTCGGGGGCGACTACAAGACCCGGACCTATAATTTCACGAACGTTGCCGATGCCGATTCGGTCTATGGGGTGACCGGTGTCGGCGAGGCTTTCGAATTCGACGGGACGGATTATATTCCGATTTTCTTCCCAGATTTCCCGACGACCTACCCGTACCTCATCGACATCCATCAGGAACGTCTGCACATCGGTTTTCCGGGCGGTCAGTGGGTGATGTCGGTATCCGGGCAACCACGGGTGTATAACGCCCTGCTCGGCTCCGTCACCTACTCCGCCGGTGCAGAACTGGTCGGATCGCGGAAAATCCACGGTAACGCCTTGACCATATTCACCGAATCGTCAGTGTGGCTATTGCTCGGTACGGGGGTACTGGATGACGCGACTCAGATCCGTGATTGGCAATTCATCGAGCATGATAGTTCTATCGGGGCGATCTCCGGGACCGTAGCGGAAAAAGGCCCCGCAGTGTTTATTTCCGGGACCGAATACCGAGTGGTTTACCCCACGCAGGATACCGCCGGGTACAAGTCGAATTCGATTTTTCGCGAGATTCAACCGTTACTGTCGAACATCATCGAGAATATCACTTGTTCATTGTGGTGTCGGACGAAATCACAGTACCGATTATTTGTTGACAACGGAACGGCGATCTACGCTACGTTCGACGCTGGTAAACCAAAGGGTGGAACATCCGTTTCCCTGCCGGTCCCAGTGTTGAAGGCATGGAGTACCATCGAAAATTCCGTTGAAAAAATCTGGTTCCTGTCGACCACCGGGTATTTGTACCGGATGGATTCCGGGAATACGTTTGACGACGATTACATGACCGGGTCGTTTCGGGTACCGTTTTTTAGCTACGGGAACAACCGTCGTCTGAAATCGTTCCCGCAGATGGTTCTCAATTTTGAGTCGCCGGTTCTGCTGACCGGGGACACGGAATTCACCTACGGTGTGAACCATGCGTACGGAGATCCCGGTTACCCACGACCGGTCATCGAGAGCATTAACGAACTGGGTGGGGTCGGCGGGTATTTCGGACTGAACGCCGGTTACGGGAATTTCGTCTGGGGCGGCACAATCGTATCGGAAATACTGGCGTACTTGGACGGATACGGGCCGAACATGAGCATCCTTGTCGTATATAGAACACGGTATGACAACCCGTTCGTATTTTTGATGGCAACGGTCGATTACATTCAACTCGGATTGGTGGGGCAAGAAACATGAGTTTTTTCACAGATACTTCGTATCAGGTCGTTGATGGTAACATCGTATACGCCGCAGATTTGAACAATCCACTGGCGGCTTTAGAAAATGGCATCGCCAGTCTGGTTACAGCCATTCAAACCGGCGATGCCATCCTGTCAGCGGTCGACACGGGGGTGATCAACGCCTATGTGATGAGTTTGACCGAGGCCCCGACAAGCCTCGCTGATGGACAGGAAGTATGGTTGGTGCCGACTATCACCAACGATGGACCGGCAACACTCAATCTGAACGATCTGGGGGCGAAGGCGATTCGTACCATAGACCGCACTGCTTTGATCGGCGGGGAATTACTCAGCGGGTACCCGTTTAAATTAAAATACATCGAAGCGGTTGACTCGTTCATGATCGTATCGACTCCGGGCAGTACGGCGGTAGACGGTACGAAATCCCTCGTTGCCGGGAACGGTATGGGCCTCACTATCGGGGACGATACAATCATTGTCGCAGCAAAGAGGGATCTGAATTACATCATCGACGGCGATTTCGAAAACTGGTTCGAGGGTACCAGTCAGACATCGAGCGGGTACGGTTCTGACGTGATGTGTTCGAATACACATTCAGGATCCACGAAAACACACAGCCGGCAGACGTTCACCCTCGGACAGACCGATGTACCAGGAGGCGTAAAATATTATTCGCGGACCGCCGTCACGAGCTCGGCGGGGGCCAGTAATTTCTGCTGCAAGGTTTTCTTCATCGATGATGTCAGACGGTTGGCGGGTAAAACCGTTACTTTCTCGTTCCACGCCAAGGCCGATGACGTTAAGAATATCGCCGCCGAATTCGGTCAGAGTTTCGGTACGGGCGGGTCGCCGTCGACGAGTGTCACAGGGGTAGGGCAACTGGTATCGTTGACCACTGCATGGGCCAAGCGAACCCTGTCGTTCGATATCCCAGGTATTGCCGGGAAAACAATAGGGAGTAACGAGGATAGCCGTACCTACCTCCGACTGTGGTTTGATGCCGGTTCGTCGTTCGATGTTCGATCGGCGTCCCTCGGCCAACAGTCCGGTACGTTCGATATCGCCCGGGTTCGTCTGGTGGAAGGGGGTATTGATGGGGATTCCATCGACCTCGATCCCGGTTACGAGCTGAGGCGGATAAACGAATTATGGGAAACCGGCCGGGCAACTCATAGTTATCGAAACGCGGGAGCGTCCGGGATCACCGCACTGTACACGATGTGTTCGTTCGTAATTCCGAAACGTCGGGTACCGACCGTTACCTTGAACGGATGGAGTTATTATTCGTCGGGTTCAAGTACTGATTGTACCCCCACGGTTCCCACGGCATACACTGATTCGTTCCGTGTTCAGGCGACTGGATTATCCAACGCTAACGGATTTAACAATGGTACATGGGTGGCCGACTGCAGACCAGGAGCTTAATAATGTATAAATTCGAGAATGTAGAACAGACCTCCGTGTGTATCCCGACGGATGGGGTTTTCGGTATTCGTCCAGACACGTGGCAATGGGCCGATTATCAAAAATGGCTGAAGACCGGCGGGATAACCGAACCGTTCACCGATAACGACCGGGACGCCATAAAATCGGAAATCATGGCGCAGTTCGTTATCGAATCGCGGAAACCGGTAGAAGTTGGCGGATTGCGATTCGACGGGGGCTGGTCGTCGATTGATAAACTGGACCGGGCGATTCAGTTTGCTGACAAGCTCGGGATAACCGAACGGACATTCTACGAAACGGATGAGACACCACATGTTTTACCGATCCGTGGTGATGGACTTACCGGTGAATCGATACTTATTGCAATTGCTATGGCGTATGATACACTCGATGGTAAGATGCGGGCGATGGTAAAAGCCGTAAACGACGGTGAAGATATAACCATATCGTGGGAGTAGACCATGGGTTTTGACTCGAAAGATTTTGCCACATATTCAGATCCAACCGTGGCGGGCCTGGCACCGGGGTATAGCTCGAATGCACGGTTGCAGGATGGGTATAATCGAGGCATGGCCGCCGCGAAGGCCGGATCGGCACGACCGACCCCTGGTTCGTCCGGATTTGAAAACTCGAACCTCAGTACCGCATGGTTCGCCGGCTTCGATTCTCTCGGAAGACCGTCAGGCGGTGGAGGCGGCGGGGTAAGTAAACCAACCTCCACCTCATCTGGTTCTAACGATTATTTACCGACCCTTACCGGGAATACGGGCGCCAAAACCGAACCGGAACCTGTTGCCCCGACACTGGGAAAACTTCCGCCCCTCAACATGCGGCGGGGGGCCAGTGTCGCCACTCAGCTGAAACGGATGCAGTCTGTCGATAGCGTCCCCATGCAACAGGCGAAGATCAACGCCCAGGAATTCGGCGCAGCGTCGGGAGCGATCCACAGTTCCCAGCAGGGCGGCGCGGCACAGCGGGCCGTACAGAACGCCATGACACCGCTTGCTCAGGCTGAAGCGAACCTGATCGGATCACAGGATATTGCGAACTGGCAGACGAAGGTATCCGCGATCAAAGAAACCTATGAGAAGGAATACGCCGGGTATTTAACGAAACTCAATATCAGTTCAGCCGAAAAACAGGCGATGCTTGCGGCGAATACAACCCTGTCGACGGCACTTATGGGGAACATCACATCGCTGTTGAACAACCCGGATATCGAGTTCGGTGAAGAGGTGAAAAATAAATTAACCTCGATTATGAATTCGGCGCTGAAGAACAACAACGTGATTCTCGATATGGGTTTCAGTTACGCATAAGGAGACGATATGGCAAGCGATTACGAATGGGATCTTCCATTGTTCGATTCTGGCGGGAGCGACTGGACCGATACGAATAATTACGACCTCGAATCATCGGGATCTGGGAGCGATTGGACCGATACGAATAATTACGACCTGGGGTCCGACGATTGGTATGTGGATTCAACAGGTGGATCGGACGATTCTGACACCAGTGTATTCAGCGACATCTGGGGCTGGGTAACATCCGATCAGGGTGTATCGGTCCTCGGCGGCGCGGCCAGCGGTGCGCTGAAATTGTGGATGGCCAACCAGGCCAACGAAATGCGTAAGAGTAGCGGGGGCGGTGGGGGCGGCGGATCGAATGCGGCCGAATTATACGACGCTCGGGTGAAAAAACATAACGCCTCGATCAATCAGCCGATGGATATGGGGATCACCCGGTTGGTGCGAAAATGATTGTCGCACCGTCCTCGGAGTATAACGGTTCGTTGGATTTACTGCCGTACCTGAATACCGCCCGGGGGGAATTGATCCCACAGGGACCGGAATCAAATACCGTGACCGATCCCGATTCTGTGACCACATCGGCCGATCTCGGTTCGATTCCGTCCGGTTTGGCCAATCTGGGTATGGATCTAGCGGGAGTTCCCGGTCCGATACAATCGGGTGTCAATGCTGCTCTGGGGTCTACCAGTTTCGATCAGTTGCAAGATTCTTTATTGTCGTCTTTGGCCAGTAATCTCGCGAGTACCGCAGTGAACGCCGCCCTGCCCGGATTACCCGGATTACCGTCGATGGCGGGGGCCCTGGCGGGTGAATCGACAAAAAAAGATTCGAATTACTCCGCAGCTGCCCTCTCGTCCGGCATAAACACGGGTGCAGCCCTGCTCGGTACGGCAGTTGCCGGCCCGTTGGGCGGTATGTTGGCAGGATCGTTGGCGGGGTACGCCGTAAAATCATCGTTACGCGACGGATGGCTCGGCGATTTGGCCGATTCCCGGACCAGTGAAGCGAAACGGGATGCAGTTGAAGATTCGTTCGGATTTGACCCATCCGACACCGCGGGGATGGCGTCCACGCAGCAGGGGATGGATGCACTCGGAATAACCGATAAGGGACTCGGCTTGGATGCCGCCTATGGGTCAACCACCGCTGGTCAGCTGGCGTCGTCGGCGAAACAGGCCGGATTCGATGACAGTAGCCTGATGGGATACCTCGATCGACTGGATAAATTGTCCCGCGAATTCGATACGACACCCGCTATTACAAAAACCAGTGGGCTTAATTCGTTAGGGAACAATGACGGAACCCCGGGTAATTCTGGGTATGCTGGCGGGTTCCGCGGCGATGCGGATATAGACAGTCGGGACCGTCACGATTCAGCGTATGACGATGATAATGACGATGGCGGGAATAGTGGCGGGAATAGTGGCGGCGCGGCGGCCGGGAATGCCGGTGGCGCCCGCGGCGGCGGTTCTGAAGGTAACAGCGGATACTGGTGAAAATTATGGATCTACCGATGATGGATAAGGCGCAACAGGACGGACCACCGCAGCGGGCGCAGGACGGACCACCGCAGCGGGCGCAGGACGGACCACCGCAGCGGGCGCAGGACGGACCACCGCAGCGGGCGCAGGACGGACCACCGCAGCGGGGTAAGCCGTTCCCGGCAACCAAGGTCGAGGCGTTACAGTTCTCGAATGACCTCCTGCAGGTACTGTATGACGAACGGACCCACGGTAATATCGTGCAGCAGTTGTCCGAGGTTCCGCAGGAATCGATCGGCCACGGAGTCGGGGTTATCGCCGGGAACATCGTCGGCAACCGGATCGCCGATGTCCGCGGGCAGACCCGGCGAAAACTCGAAATGAAACTGGTGGTCGATGCGGTAAAGGCGGTAATCACGGAGCTCGGGGAAATCGCTGCCGGCGAAGGATTCTTCGAACTGTCGCCGGCCGACCGGAAAACGGCGTTCCTCACAGTTGTGGACATGCTGGATAAGATGGGCACCCGTTCGGCTCGGGGCCAGGGCGGACCGCCGGCGCCGCAAGGAGGTATGTGATGGGAGTATCCGGAGCGGAGTATGCGATTGCTGCCCTTGGTGGGGCGGCCGAGGGTTTTTTCAACAACCAGGCCCGTGAAAACGCTGAGGTGAAAGCACAGGCCCAGATGGAACGCCAGGCTCAACTACTCATGATGAAAGAGGAACGGCAACGCAACTGGGAGATGCGGAAACAGAAGGACCAGCAGGCGTTCGACCTCATGAAACAGGGTAGCACTCAAGACTTCGAAATGAAGAAAACCGAAGCGGAATACGGGTTCAAATCGAAGGAAGCGCAGGCGAAACGAGCGCAGGACATTGCCGATAAGGCTGATGCAAACGAGTTTGAGTTGAAAAAACTCGGTATCCAGCACGAGAACGCCGTCGGCCTCGAAACCGTGAAAGAAGGTAAAAAAGCCACGAAGGACGTTCAGGCCGCCCGTACCGAACTGCGGAAACTGTTCGAGAAAGCCAAGATCGACGCGAAGAAAGACCCGTTCGGCGACCAAAATCAACCGGAACTCGAATTCGATTCGTGGGCACAGACCACCTATCCGGAACTGGTTGAACAGGCATACCCTGATGGACTACCAGGCGCGCCGTCCACGGGGAGTGGTGGCGGATCGAAGTTCCAGTCGATTTTTAACAAGGTGGCCAGTCGTACCAAACAAGGCGCAAACGACAGTGCGGAAGAACCGGTGCCAATCGTGGTAAATCCGGCCGGGGATGCCCTGCCGATGTTTAATAACAATCGTCGTCAATGAGGAACCTATTATGAAGAGAATTGCAGCACTGTTAACGGCTTTAAGCCTGTTCGTCGCGATCCCATGTTTCGCAACCACCCTTACCCCGTTCGGAAAAACCGACGGTATTTCCCTGCCGGCCACGCGGTCCCAGAACGCGAATATCACCGCCCTGCAAACTGTTGTCGATAAACAGGATGTTACGGCCGGAACGGTGACGGCAAGCAAAACCGTGGTCGTCGATGCAAATAAAGATATCGGAACGTTCCGGCACGTGACCCTCAACGGGAACGTTGTTACCGGAACGACCACCCTGTCGGAAGCGGATTTGGCAAAGATCGACGGGATCACCAATGGTACCCAGGCGGCCGGTAAAGCTGTCGTCACCGATACTAATGTGAATTCCGGGGTGAGCAAGGTAACCCAGCTGTGGATCGGTGCGACCGGATCGGAGGTGCAAGTTAGCGCCACACCTGCCGAGATCAACCAGATTGCCGACGTTTCAACCCGCATTGTACCGCTCGGTGCAACCGGGAACATTCCCGCAACTGCCGAAGGTCGAATTATTCGAATCGGCCAGGACGGTTCGGCAAATACCGCTATCACCCTCACCCTGCCGGAAGCTACCGGGTCCGGCGCAGTTTACCGTGTTCTCGTCAATACCACGAATACCGGCGGGCTCGTCATCGCCGCCCTGACGACGGATACCATGGTCGGCATCGTCAACATTCTCGATCTGGACGCAGCGGCCCAGGGGGCGTACCAGGCATCCGGCACGGACGATAAGATCACGCTGAACAGTACGACAACCGGCGGGCAGATTGGAGACTGGCTCGAATTCGTGGATTACGCCGATACGATATGGGCGGTTCGTGGTTCTGTTGCGGTACCGACCGGCTCGAATCCGGCCGACCCGTTCTCGGCTACCTGATAATTTTACGGTTGTATTTTTGTGCGGTAATAGGGTAACGTATGAACCTATGAAACTCATCGACATATTCACTTCCGGCATTGTGGCTATGCTGCTTGGGCTGCTGCTCATCGTAGGCAGTGGCACCAGTTTCGGCGCGAATGCCGGGGTGATTGTGTTCTGTTATGGATTATTTGCAGTAATTTACGTCGGTTGTTCGAAGGTATTTTAGGTAGCGTCTGACCGTCAGAGACCGTCCCCCGTCCTGAAAACGGGCACCCGCTGCAGAGGGTGATACCGCCGGACCGATCACCTGGTACAAGTGATAGGCCTCTGACGGTCAGACGCTACCTAAAATACCTTCGGATAAACGATTCATCTCGCAATAATGAGCAAGCGAGTAACGGCTCACCTCAGCCATAACGTACCGGTGTCATATGCCGCCTTATGATTTCTCCCTGGCCGAACTCGAATCTTCCGACGAGTGGTCGCAGTCCTCCCCTGAAACACAACGAGCTCTCTCCCGCGAATACATTTCCGAGAACGGCACCGATGAGGTCCTGGAACAGTTCAAGTCAGCTATCGCCGATCCGGAATACCAATCGTTACCCGCCGATCAACAGGAGTATTTCCGTAAATCGTACCAGGATTTTTACGGGATCGACCTGCCGCTCGAAGATGTATCGTTCGGTACAGATGTAAAAGACGTGGTAATGTCTGGCCTGGCCGGTACGTCGGCGATTCCGAAGGCGGCCGCAACCGTTGCCGGCTGGTTCGGGGCGGAAGACTCTAAACAGTCCCTGCTCGACATTGCGAAAACCACGGAAGATTTTTACACCTCCCAGATCTCACAGCAGGGTAAGGACGTCCAGGCGCAGCCGTTTTTATCCGATGAGGACGGTAAATGGTTCGATGATAACGCCATCAAGAAAGTTTTCATGGTATCGTCCGAATCGTTGCCGCTCATGATCGCAACCGCTCCGCTCGGTGGTGGTGCGTCGGCGGCGATTTCGAAAGCGAAGTTCCTGCCAGAATTCATCCGCGCGGTCGAGGGCGGTTCGAAGGTCGGCAAGTGGTCCCATAATCTCATCACGTTCGGGGCGTCCGAGGCGGGAACATCGGCCCTGGTGTCGGCGGCCGACGCCGGTGAACGAATCGAGAAGATGCCGGAACAGACGTTGCGGAAATCCCCGGTTTACCAGGAACTGCTGAAACAGGGGATGGACCCGGCGACCGCTCGGGCCGAACTGCGCGGGATCGTCGAAGAGGAAACGGTCAAGACTCAGTTTGCCGCCACATTGGCCGGCGGCGCCGTTGCCCCCGGCGGTGCGATGCCGAAGCTGTTCCAGAAGGGCGCCCTGAAACAGGGTGTGCTCCGTGAGACGGTCGAAGGAATCGGCAAGGAATCCGTTCAGGAAGGTCTGCAGTCGCCGACGGAACAGTTCGGCGAGAATGTAGTCACACGGAGAAATCTCGACCCGAACCAGTCGCTCAGCGAAAACACGGGGGAAGCTGCTGCACTCGGTTTCGCATCCGGTGGTATGATGGGTGGCACGATGGGCGGCGGGTCGAAACTGCTCAGTCTCGGTCAAGCCCAGCAGATCGCCCAGGACGTACCGCTCGGGGCCGATCCGGAACAGGTTGCCGCCCAGATCGAAACGGCCACGAATCCGACCGGGGCGCCGAACATCACCCTGGGGGAACTGACCCCTGACGAAATCGAAGGAATCGCCGCCGTCCAGGCCCGGTACGCCGGGGCCGATCTGGCAGAGGTTCAGCGGGTCCAGCGTGACGTCCTGCCGATGTTGCGCGAGAAGAACCCGATGGTTGCGCCCCACGTTGAGCGAATTATAAACGAACGGTTCAAGGTGCTGCAGGCGGAACAGGCCCGAGCGTTTGAGCAGCAGGTACCGGCAGCGGAAGCGAACCTGGCGGGGATGCAGCCGGACCTTGCCGCCGACGACCTCATGGACGACTGGGCCGATTCGGAAATGGACATTCAGGCGCAGGCCGACGCCCGGGGCCGCTCGGTCCGGTTCGAACAGTTGAAACAGCGGTTGGCTGATCGGTATGTTGCAGCGGATGAATTGGAAGCGAACCGTACCGGCAGGTCGTCCACGGCGGAAGAGTCGGCGGCGGTGCTGGCCGAGGCGGGACCGAGCGAGGTCGAACAACGGGCCGCACGTCAGGGGGACATTGAAACGGCGTTTGCCGAATCTGAAGCTGACGACCTTGTGAACACATGGGCGGACGATGCCGTGACGCTGCAGGCGGGCGAGGATGTTCGTCGGGTGGAGAATCCGCCCGAACCGGTCATTGAAGGGGGACAGAATGGAACTGGAACAATTGAAGAAACTAGTAAAATTAATGGAGGGGCATCAGATTCCGGGACCGTATTACCGGCTGACACCGACGGGGTTAAAATCATTGCTGTCAAACCCTTCGAAGAAGCCCAGCAATACGACGTATACACCACGAGCATAAAAGATCGTGGTGAAATGTTCGCCGTTCGTGGGGATATGCCACGTGGTGGGGGTGACCGAATCTTCGGGACGCTTGAAGAAGCGCAGAAATATTCCGAAGAGAAGAAGGTTCGAGACGAATCGAATGCTGTGTTTCGCCAGAAGGAAGAAGCGGAACAACGTGTCCGGGATGAGAAAGAGTCTGCCGACCGTGCCGCGAGGGAAGACCTCGACGAATTTGATTCCTCAATGACCCCGATGCAGCGCGGCCGGGTACTCAGTGCGTTGTCGAAACAGGTGAATTACGGTGGCCGAGTACTGACAAAACGGGATCTCATCCGTGATCGTGTGAACGCTGGATACACTGTTGACGAGGACGGTAATCTGGCGGACCCCGACGGCAGTTTCCTCGGTCCTAATGTCCTCACGAAAACAGGAATCGATTACGCCCGGCATTTGATCGAACGACAGAATACCCCCGGCCCAACTGCGGAATCGGCCCCCGCACCGAACACCGCGGCCTCACTCCTCGCGGGAGAGACGCGAGGGGTACCTCCTGGCCCCTCGTCGTCTCGTTCTGGTAAACCTACAGCCGAATCAATCGCCGCCGACCAGCCGGTAAATACCGAACCAACCCCCGCCCAAGCAGAGGCGGGGAACTATCAGAAGGCCCATGTGACCATCGACGGCCTGAATCTCTCCATTGAAAACCCGGTCGGTTCGACCCGTCGTGGTACCGATGCCACCGGCCGCGCCTGGTCGCAGGATCTGACCGCCGATTATGGCTACATCAAAGGCACCCGTGGCCGGGACAAAGACCATGTAGACATATTCGTCAAACCCGGCTACACGGGTGGGGCGGCTGATGTATTCGTGGTGAACCAATATAAACCGGACGACACCTTCGATGAACACAAGACCGTCGTCGGGCCGACCACCGAACAGGAAGCCCTTCAGTTATACCAGTCGAATTATGAATCCGGCTGGACCGGTGGGCGATCCGTGACCCGTGTACCGATGGAAGCGTTCCGGAAATGGGTCAGTGGGCATGGTCCGTCTAAAGGTCCATTGGTTCGGCGGGGGACTGTTACCGACCAGGACGTTGCCCGACAGAAGTTTGCTGAGAAGGTACGGAAGGATAACGCCGGTCGACCGGAAACGGTGCAGGGGAGTACTGCGAAATCGGAACGTGACCTGCGGGGTAAAACTACCGAGTCCGAACCAGTCCTCGCCCGCGACGGCGGTTATAAATACCGTGTGGGTATAGCCTCGGCGCTATCCAAGTACGGTGCGGAAATAGATAACGAAGGATTTATCATCAAAGGTACGAAGAAGCTATCGGTACAAGCCTCGGTAAAGAACGGACGAATCAGATTTAAAAGCGGGGATAAATTACTCGGGTCGGGGCCGAACGAGGAAAAGACCGTTGAGAATTTTGTTGAAAAATTCTGGTTTTGGAAAAAGGTTGAAATCGAATCGGATACTGAGACGAAACGGGCGGAACGTGAAAAAACTCGTGCAGCGGAAGAACGTAAACGCCGAGATCTACGGGCACGATTCGATAACGTTATTTCAGGGCTGACCGGGAAATTTAAAAAAACCGAATACTCTCGGCAGATGCCAGAAGGTAAAACCGAATCCGCAACCGCCATGGTTTACGGTTCGTTCGGTTTCGAAAAAATCGGTAAAGGATATAATGTCGTCCATCCTGAAACCGGGTTTGCCGTTGACGCTTTCGATTCGGTCGCCGACGCACGATCTTATATTCTCGCCGCTGACTATCTCGGAATAGCGGGTAAGACCGTCGAGAAACTGAAACCCCATGTGGGCACGCTGCGGAATTTATCGTTTGCGTTCAATCGCGACTCGACGCCCGATGAAGACTTAGTGAAACGGTTGGAGGCGGTGAAACCGTCCGGTCCCGGCGGCGGGAAACCGTCACCCGAACCGGCTATCGAGAAAACAGTCATTGTTGACGGTAAAAAATACCGACCGACCGGAACGTCAACGTCCGTCAACGGAAAACAAGTAGGGAATTGGGAGTTTGAATATAAAGGACAGTGGTTGCCGGTGAAGAGTGTTCAACAGCGGATTAAAGCGGATTCTGTCGCTGGCCTCGACGACACCCTGGAAGCGGCCGCGCCGGAAGAAGTTACTCATGTCGTACAACGGGCGAGGCGACCCCCCGAACCGACCGGCAGTGGACTCGACGACACCCTAGAATCAACCATAGGAGATACCAATGACCGACCTACTGAAAAAACTGAACGGCCGACCCCTGAAACCGGGCGAGGACTTCGGGAAAATTCGCCGACGTTCCGCCGCTGGTTCGGCGCCTCGAAAATCACCGACCAAGGTACGCCGGTAATTTTATACCACGGCACATCAGATCCGGATTTTCTATCGAAAACCTGGACCTTCGACCTGAATCGCCCGGCTCGTCCCGGCTCGTCCCCACTGGCCGCCTTGGGTGCGTTTCTCGGTGATGAAACGATCGCCGACGCGCACAGTGTCGGCACAGAGGGAACGACTCATGCGTTTTATGTGCGGATGGAAAATCCCTACGTGGTCCAGTCGGACCGGCTGGAACGGGTGGTCGTCGACAGTGAAACCGCCCGAGCCCTGCGAACACGACTCATCGCGGAAGGATACGACGGGTTGATCATCGAGGACCGGGCACAGGTGGTGATTTTCGACCCGAATCAGGTGAAATCGGCCGAACGGAATTCGGGGGCGTACAGCCG